CGCATCGAAGTCCGACCCGTCCTCGCTCAAGCCGCTATTCAAAATGCGCTCAAGCATGGTGGCCGCCACCCTCGCCCCATCGTCAGTCGCGTCGTAATTAGCGCGTGACACATCGGCTTTCGGTGGTCGGGCATACAAAGACGCTTTCATCGTCTCGATGGTTGACCAAAACAGGTTTACCCTGCTCTGGCCTTCTTCAAAGCCATCACGTTGGTCAAGATACCGCTTGTTGATCTTCTTGCTGTCCTCATGCCACTTCAGCACCTCTTTGCCGGACGCTTCGATCTCTTTATTCCACCGAATCGCAAGCCCCGCTGGCGTGTTATCGCCGGGCAGCGTCATGCCGTCATTAAATTGACTCATCATCCTATCCTTGTGTTTTGTTTTGGCGCTGTGGACCAAATATCTTCGAGGCAAAACTGATATTGCTTCTGTTCTGGCGCTGGTTCGTCAGCAATAATTGGGGAAAACTGACGCGTTTTTTGTGTCTTGAGTTTTCTTGCCACAATGGACAAATATCTGAACGCATCACTCGCATGGGAGTGGGCATCGTGCTTGGGATTCGGTCTAAAAACGCCCAGGCGCTCATCCCATTCTCTGGAATACGCTCTGAGGTGCTCAAGACCGGAATATGTTGCTGTTTCTTGAAACCAGCACTTCGGAATAACCTGTCGTGCAGCCTCAATTCCGTCAAGCAGCCCCATATCAGGCACTAGTTCTGGTCGGATACCTTGCTGCAAGAACGTCTCAATCATCGAACGCCCAGTTTGCAGGGACTTTGCCTTCGCATCGTGTGGCAACCACACCCGATCCACCTTGTACGGCAGGGATTTAATCCACTCGACGTAATGGCTGATCGCCTGACCGTTGGTTTCGTAGAAATCGATGATCCGGTAGCCCTCGGCTGTCGTCTGCCAGACCCACCATGAGCAGGAATCGGTGTATCCCAAGTCGCCCACGACCTCCACATGGATGTCGGCATCAATCGGGAAGTCTTGAACCTGTCCGGCATCATAGATTTTGCCGATATCACGCGCCCAATATGCGCCTGGTATGGCAGCATCAAAGCTGCACTCAAATTCCCGCAAGTAGGCATCGTCACTCATCTGCGCCTGGGCATCACGCAATTCGTCTTTATCCAGAATATTGGACTCAGACGCTTTGATCTCCATCAGGATATGGGTATCGGGGTTTAGCCTGGCTTCTTCTCGCATATTCCAGAAGAAATTTTTGCCCTTGGGAGTCCCGCAAAATATGGCCCAACCGCGGCGATCAGCCAAAGCAGGCCTCAAGACGGAATACCAGACCGATGGACGCATATCGCCCACCTCATCCAACACCACGCCATCAAAATACAGTCCTCGCATGGAGTCCGGGTTATCAGCACCGCCGACAAATATCTTGGCCGTGCCGCCCCTGCTTCGCAAGCTAATCGTGAGTTCACTCTCATTAGGCTTGCCGACCCAATAGCCTCGAGTAAGTTCTTTGAGATAAGACCACGCCACCTTCTTTGCCTGGTCTCTAAACGGCGCAAGGTACGCAAACTGAGGGTTTTCCAACTCAGTCTCCAAGGCACCCAACACCAAGTCCACACAAGCCGACACCGTCTTTCCCGCCCGGCGATGACAAACCAACACTACCCACCTCTTTGTGCGGTTGTGCAAGTCAACACCAAAATATCTCGGCTTATAGTCCTCTAGCTTCATCTATCAACAATCGCCTTGCGATAGTTTTTCTCAATGCGCAGAATATAACCCATAGGTAATCCCTACTGCAAACGGTGTCGATAAATATTTTCTATTAAGTCCACTATGTGGATAGTCTAAAGCTTACCTGTGGGCAATATTCTGATATATTCTGGGTAATACGGAGCCATCGCCCAGCTCTTGAGAATGTAGCCGACGACAGACTCAGATAAACGTGGTTAATGGGGCAAGAGGTCGTAAAACAGCCTGAGAAAAACCCAGCCTAGCAATAGGTATCCTAGATAAACGAGAGTCGGCAACCTGAAAAGGTTTTGTTGTAGCCAATCAAATTTTCTTTCTGATCTGGCTATAACGGGCTAGGTTATGGTTTTTTGATAAGCGGATATCCAATGACAGCGAAAACCCGTGAAGCAGGTAACTCTGGCGTACACGGACTAGGCAAGAAAGCGTTTGCAGAGCGTTATGGCGTAACTGAAGAAGATTTGCTTGAACAGACTGAGGCACTATTATGAACCCGTACTTAATTACTGAACCAACGTGCATAAGTTTTTCTGGTGGTCGAACATCTGCTTTTATGTTGTATCAAGTGTTACAAGCAAATGGTGGAAAATTGCCTGAAGAAGCTATTGTTTGTTTTGCTAATACGGGAAAAGAAGATGAGGTCACATTAAAGTTTGTGCATGATTGCGAAGTTAATTGGGGTATTTCAATAATTTGGCTTGAATATGAAAATGCTGATGAATCAAAAAACAGGTGGAAACAAGTAAATTACAACACCGCAAGTAGAAATGGAGAACCGTTTGAAAAGTTAATAGAAAAAAAGAAATACTTACCAAACACATTTGCTAGGTTTTGTACTCAAGAATTAAAAATTATTCCAATTGACAAATATTTTAAAAGTATTGGCATTGAAGATTTTGTCACTTTTGTTGGCATCAGAGCTGATGAACCAAGACGAGTAGCAAAAATGCGGGGCAACAAAGACATTAAAGAAACACCGTTAGCTACAGCAGGAATTGGTGTCAATGATGTTTTAGATTTTTGGGAAAAACAACCATTTAATTTAAATACTGTGACAGTCAATGGAAATTCTTTGTTAAGCAATTGTGATTTGTGTTTTCTAAAAAAAGCCGATCATTTGCTTTCCTTAGTCCGTGACAACCCAAAACGTGCCGTTTGGTGGGCAAGCATGGAAAATAAAATTGGCGCACGATTTAATCAGGCGCACCCAAGTTACAGCGATATGCTTGTGTTCAATGACAAACAAACCGGGCTGTTTGACCCAAATGAAGAAACAATTGCTTGTTTTTGTGGAGATTAAATGCTTGTAACCCTTGAGTGAGAATCATCTGGCGAACACCAGAGCAAACTCAAGCCATCGAAGATAAAAGACGCGCTCTCAACAAAAAGCGAAGACTCGCCAAAATGCGCAAAACTCTTCGGGCAAAGAAAATCGCCCTCGAAACTGCCACAGCGGTTTAGCAAGTAATCCCCCGCCAATACACCGATCCCCGCCGGGGAGGAATAGGCATATATACGCCCACTAGCTACGGGTGAAGAATTGCCTTATGCGGAAATTGCAAAAAATTCAGGGGAGCGTGGGTTATAGGCTACCTGCGGATAAAGAAATCGCTTATGCCAAAATGCAAATTTTACGGAGGAGCGGGGGGAGCGAGAACTGGCACCCCCCACCCGATTGGCCTGACCCCAGGGGGTCGCAAGATTTCCGAGGGCTTCAAAGGGTTTATGGCTTGAAATCACCATATAGCGTGACATCGAGAGCGATACAGGCTTGGAATGGGGCTTTCATGTGGTGAGGGTATGCAACCCCCCTCTGCGAATGTGGCAAATCGGATTTGTAATCCGTGCTTCTAGGTGGCTAACCCTTTGAATCTATTGGAGTTATATCGATAGGCTCTACATGATCGGACGTAATTTGGACATCGCCCCTCTTACCAATAGATCGTGCATTCACCCATGGAAGCTCTAATTTAAGGTTTTGCCCCTCTGCATCGGTAAGAGCCAAGCGATCCCCATAAACCTTTGGAAGCAATTTCGAAGCAATCCATTTCCGTGAATCGATCATAAGTTTTGCCCTCTGAATTCTGGCAAAATCCATCACAACCTTTCCATCATCTAGCGTGATTCTGTCGTTGATCGCATCATCGGCAATTCTGAGAATATCGTTGACCATCAATTCGGCTTGTATCTTTCTGGCATCGGTATAAACGTCTCTAAACTCTTTGACCGATAGCCATTTGTAGAACGTCATAGGATGGATTTTTAGCTCTTTGAGTACCGGAATAAGGCTTTCCCCATTGGCTAGCCTTGTGGTGATCTCATCGGCTTTCTGGGCATTCCAATAAGTCGCCGGAAGTCTTTTCTTCAAATCATGTTTAATTCTTTCTTCTAATGGTGCGGCTT